GGATACCAGGATTGAGATTGTTAATGATATGTGTTACAGGGAGGATTTTTTGCGTAAGGCTAAGAATGTTTTTAGGGATTTTATTGAGGAAGGCACCGTACATTATTTAGGTAATTACGGGATGGAGATACCTAACACATCTGGTGTTAGGTATCCGGTTGATTTTTTTATTAAACATTTTTATGACAGGTTTTATCCTGCCGAATGTCTTGAGGCCTTTGATACATATCGACGTGTTAATCCTGATTTGGATTTGAGGCTTGATCATTTATCTGAGTTTTCCGTCAAGAAGGATTTCACAGCTACGAAGAGTGAATTAAAACTCTCTTTGTCGATGTTGAAATGCGAATTTTTGAATCATCACGGGTTCGCGGACTTGAGGCAGAGGATTTATTCCAATGTGAAGTATCGTGAATTTCATGAGCTTAAAGTTGATTTATCATCGGCTGCAGGTTATCCTTACAAACCCGGTGTTAAGAGATCGGGATGTTATGATGAGGCTGTTGTCAAGGCTATTAATATGCTTGATGATGATGCTGTTTTTGATAATTTTATGAGCGATCATTGTTGGTATACTACTGGTCGTGCTAAAATGATTTCTCAGGCTAAAATCAAGGATAAGGGTCGTTTGATTATGTATGCGGGCTTTTCTCCAATGTTGATTGCAATGTTGGTAGTTCAGCCGGTGGCTAATTTTATGAATCGTTATTTTGATTGGTGTGCTGTGGGTAGTTCTTGGATGCACGGTGGTGCCAACAGTTTTGCAAAGTTTTTTAAGGCGCATAAGGGTTTTGCTCCAGTTGGTTTTAGATATGTTTCGGTTGATATAAAGAGTTGGGACGCTCATTTGCATTCCATATTATTGTTTGAATTGAAGAAATTTTATGAATGGCTGCTCGGTGAAACTGGGCTGCCAAATAGTGATATTAATAAATTTCTGGATGTATTTGATGATATGGTGGAAGCCAATGTGTTGTTTCCAGGTGGACATCTTTTTAAGCTTTTTCAGGGTATGAAAAGTGGATGGGCTAGTACAGCGAATGACAATACTCTTATTCACCGTTTGGTGTTTAGGGGCGTTGAAAATCGTTTGAAAACCAGTTTGGTTTACAAACTCTATGGGGATGA